GAACAACAGCAATAACAGAATCAGGTGGAACTGTAACATTAGATAATGCAGTACAGGATAATATAACAAGACTTGGGACTGTGACTGTTGGGAACCTTAGTAATACATCTATTGTTTACCCTGCTGGTCATGTGATACAAATAATTCAGTATAACAACACAACTCAGTTATCAACCGCAAGTACATCATGGAGTACTTCAAATAAAGTTGTTTTTGGTACTATTACACCCCAATTTGCAAATTCTGATATTTTAATTCAGGGCCATATAGCCACTAGTGCTAACGCAAATGCGGCTTATGCTTTTGTTGACATTTACAAAAATGCTTCTGATTTTACAGAAACAGCAAATTTATCGGCGCAATCATATGGACTAACTCAGATGAATGATGCTTGTATATGGGCCACGAATGGTTATGCTTGGTTAGATACTTGTTCAGAAAATTCTACTAGTGAAAAAACTTATGGTCTTTCTGTTAGAGCACATAGTAGTTCCGGTTCTGCAACTCTTGGTTGGGGAGGTCAGGGTTTTAGTGTTATGGTTCTTCAAGAAATTAAAAGATAATAATTTAATAGGATATTAAAATGGCAGATATAAATTTCTCGGCACGTTTAGAGGCAATTTCGGAATTAGCAAAAATTGCTGATGCTGATTTTACAGCAGAGAATGGTGAAATTACAAGATGGACTAAGGGGGATAAACCTACAGAAGAAGAAATTCAAACTAAACTGGATTCTACTGCCTATGCTCGTAACCGCCAAGTAGGATATTCCACATGGCAGGACCAGTTAGACACACTATTCCATGACATGACTGCAGGAAAGGGCACTAAGGATGGGGAATGGTATAAGGCAGTGGCAAAAGTAAAATCGGACAACCCTAAACCCTAACACGGAAAAAATGCATGACAGGTCCTCATATAGAAGATCACTTGAATCATTGGCAAGAACTCGAACAAGAGCGTGATCACTATCAAGAACAATATGAGGCAGTTCAAAAAGAATTAAAAGAAGTAAAAAAAGAATTAAAACATATTAAAGATATCTATTTCAGAAACAACTAAGGAATTTCTGTGTCATTTTATACTAAAATGCCTATCTTCCAAGTAGAAACTTTAACCAGTCACGATGTATTCCCTACAATGAAAGAAGCAGAATTAGTATATCAACAAAAAATCAAATCAAATATTCCATGCGAATTATACAAAGAAGGTATAAAAGTAAAAGAATATAAACCCAAAACGTTGGATAATATTAAAATAGATGTATGACTACGATGCTTGGGTAAAATGTCATCCAGATGACTTATGGATATTCGACAAACTAATTCTTGCCAAAAAATTAGGTTACCTATGTGGACCAGCAGAAGTAGCAGTACCTGAATCAAATAATTATGTAGTTAGACCTTGTGTAAACCTTGCTGGTATGGGTATTGGTGCTGAATTACGTTTTTTAGAAAAAGGAAGACAGGATTTAGAACCAGGCTATTTTTGGTGTGAAGCGTTTGAAGGTAGACATTTAAGTGTCGACTATGCTATTAATACTAACTCACGCACAATAGAACAAGGAGTAACAACCGAAGGATTTCGAGGTGTTGCAAATCCTTTATGGAAATTTGATAAATGGATAAGGGTTAATGATAAATTAAAAATTAACTTTATACTAACGAAACTCAAAGGCTCCTACGAGCATATAAATTGTGAATTTGTAGGCGGCAAACTTATAGAAATGCACCTAAGACCTAACACAGATATGGGTGAATTTAATGAAATAATTCCTGTATGGGAAGACGAATTAGCTATTCCTCCAGAAAATTATATATATGTTGAAGACAAAGATTACAATAGAAACGGCTTTTTCAAGCGTTAAAGAATACTTTAAAGAAAGTCATAGACTAAGTCCTTTGGCATTTTATTGTGAATTATGCGAAACCATTCTTGTTTGTGGTGCCAGTGCAATATTAACTTATACTGTACTAAATCCTGCCACTAAAATATTCATTCCTATGATGTTTATAGGTAGCATTTTAGGCGTTATTGCTACATTTAAACGCAAGGCCGCATTTGCAATTATTCTAACAACCTGGTTTGTAATAATGAATTTTATTGCATTAATTACATTATTCGGTTGACTTTTTTAACTAAACCATTTATAATAGTACTAATAATAATGCTTTTCTAGTTTAACTTATATTAGAAAGGTAAAACGGGTGGGGCAAACCTGTATCTTTTAGGTGTTCTAAAAGAAAATTTTTGTCCGTAACAAGGTAAAGTGAAAGGAAATTATGAAAAAAATCATAATCCTAATTACCATGGCAGTTTTTGCTGTGGGCTGTTCAAGTAATACCAGGCCTGTACTGGATCCTGAGGAAACCAGAGAATTAACTGTGGAAAGCCTTAAGCCAGTTACATATCCTGATCAATCTGATCGTCCTGAATGGGTAATGAGCGAACCGTTGCTTGAAGGCGATTTAATTTATTTCACAGGTGTGAGTTCGCTTTATGCCACAGAAAAATCTGCAAGACGTGATGCTAAACGTGATGCTATATTTTCCGGTATGGAATACTTGAGCACCGTTGCTAAAGCAAAATACGAGCAAGCAGAAATGGGCTTTGGCCTTGACGGAACTACTCTTGCTCCGACTATTGGTACTCGAGGTTATTACAAGTTCGTTCATATGAATGTACTTAAAGGTGCCCGTACTACTAAATGGTATTTTGAACGTGAAGCCGACATGGTTGGTCGTCCAGGATACAAGTATTTTGCACTTGTAGCGATACCGAAAGAGCATTTTTTCGAAGCGTTCGCGAATACTGCAAAAGCCAATGTTCTTAAAGCACAAAGAGATGCGGCCAATGCCGTTACTCAAATTGCTAAGGATCAGGCAAACCAAACTGTTGAGTTTTGGAAACTCGTAGAAGAAGAAGGTCTTACCACTGATGACTTTTTCCAAGTTCCTGGTAAGCAAGTTACCGCTCAACAATAACCCATTCAGGCGTAGTTGTTATAACTGCGCCTATTCTTTAACTATAGGCTAATAAAGGGCAATATGAAAAATATAAGCATAAACATTTTATGTTTTGCACTACCGTTTATTTTAGGTTGTACGGCATCTGCACAAACGACCCCAAGCAAACAACCAAAAACAAATAGAATTGAAACGTTTTCACAATTAGATAGTACAGAACCAGCAGAAAGACCTAACTGGTTACAAGTTGTTCCTGAATCAACAGAAGGATTTTATTTTGTTGGTATGTCTACTAAGCGTACTGAAAAACGTAATGCAAGAAATGAATCATTTAATGATGCATTAATTGGGTTTGCTCGATACTGTGGACTAAATGTACAATATCTTTCCGAGCATCGTGATACAAGTATGGGTGGAAACGGAGGACTCATTGATACATTCTCAAAGGGCAATACAATTTCTAAGATGCAAGCAGAAATGCTTTTAGGAAATGTTTCTACTAAAGATCGCTATACAGAAAAATATAGTAATTTTTATGGTGGTAGTTTTATGGGCCATGCATTTGTTGATTCAACATTAATTTATGTGCCGAAAGAAGAAATGGATTTGTGCAAGAAAAATCGCAAACAAGCAAATACATTTCTAGCTCAAAAAACTAACAAAATAAAAAAGTTAGAAGAAAAAAATGAATCACTAGAAAATCAACTAGTAGTTGAAAAACAAAATACTAGTGTTGCTCTAGCTCAAGCCCAACAAAGTTCAGAATTCTTTAAACAGGTTCTTAACAAACCAACTCATACGGTTGCTAAAAATCAAACTATAAAGAAAGAAAAAATAATTGTCAAAAGGCATGTTCAAACAAATACAAAAGGATTATTTACATTATCGGCAAAAGTTTTAATTAATAAAATGCCGCAAGATGCAAGTACTGGTGAAAGATATGGAGTTATTTGGTCAAACAGTAATTGTGGTATAGGATTACATACCTGGAAAATGCCAACCGGAAACCAACCTGGATTTTATTTTGATCCTATTTGTAGTACGAGCCATGCAAGTAATATAAACGGAAAAGCAAACAAAAAAGAAGGTCATACATATCTTGTAAAAGCAATAATAGATATAGAAAATAACGAAGCCCGACTTTATGTTGATGGTATATTAGAAGGTACTTCTAAATTAAACAAAAATGAACCATTAGCAAGTAAAAATGATAATTGGGTAACAGGTAAAATGCATGGTCAACCTAACTTTAATGGCGAAGTTATTGCTAAAAATTAAATTTTACTAGAAGAAGCAGATGTTTGTAATTTATAGCCAGTTATTCCGCTTCCTGTTCCTTTAGACCAAGTTTCCCATGTAGGGATTTCAATAGGCGGATTTGTTGTTCTGTTCACAACTGCCCTATAAGCAACCTCACTCATTCCAGGCAGAAACTTAGTTGCTTCAACATAATAAATAAATTCTGCCTGTCTTTTTTGATACCCTGTAGATTTTCCATCTTTAGTATCGCTTTTATATCCGTCTGGATATTTAATTCTCATATCTTGGATACCTTCTGTCCGTAACCAAGATCTATCTTTTAAATCTGAATAATCTCCAAGCATTAACGCACTTGCTTCAGCTACTCGTCGATCTCGTTGTTCGCCATAACCTTGAATCATGGAGGCAACATTATTCCATGCTTCTGTTGTACTTTCTACTCCACTATCTGCACTAGCCGCATTTCTTATTGCAGTTATTAAATCATAATTTGTTTCTGATATGATTGCCTTTGAAATACTTCCAATACTATAACAAAAACTAACAAATGCATCATATTGGTTTTGTGTTAAATGTGTTGGTTTATCCCCTAATTCCGATCTTAATCGTTTTTCAGCTGTTTTAAGATCTTGTCTAAACAAACTATATGCTTGATCTTCTGTAAGTCCATTTATATTTGTATCCTCAGATAAACTATTATAACCAATTCTGTATTCAGATCCATTCCAATATTGATATGCCCTCCATCGTTCAAACCCAAGTATTAACAAAACTCCGTTATCACTTATTTTTAAACTATCCATAGCAATTTTTGTACTAGAATAATTATCAGTATCCTTTACAAAAATAGTATAATCGTATATTGTTGCCGCTGTTGCTGAAATAGCCATTATTTGTAAACTATTGCTCCTACATCTTCTTGTTGTTGAGATCCTGGATCTATTGCAACACTTATATTATGATTAAACCAAGGTTCTTCTTCTGGTACACGAGCACATATACTTGTTGCTGTAGTGGTATTACCGACAAGACTTTTTAATTTAGGTGTTTTTGCAGGCTGTACAGTAGCACTATTTAAATCTACCCTCAAGGCTTGTACTCCAAATTGGCCTGTCGATTTTATGTTACCATTCATATCAGAATGTAAAATAAAATCTTTCATACTATGTAATTCAAATTTACCTACCATTGCATCTATTTTAATACCATCCGAACCTTGACTAAGAATGTTAACTCCATTACCACCATGTATATTAACATTATTATCTGCATGTATGTTTACATCTTCTGCTGAATGCATAGATATACTACCCTTAGCATATACATCAATCTTTCCGTCATTACTTAATTCAACCCAGTTATATCCGTCTCGACTAATAATATAAATCATTCCATGTTCGTCATTTATCATAACTTGAGCGCCATTTCTTGTTCTAAGACGGATCATGCTGTCTGTTCCTTCACTATCGCCATCGTCCATAACAAATTGATGTTGACCAGGTGTAAGTACTCCAAACACTCTGCTAGGTGCTTCTCTACGAGCTCCGCTAGTTGTGGTTCCTCTTACTGCATCATTGGTTAGACCTTGTGTATCTAATGCATCGGCCATAGGATCATGCTTAGGTCTTAAAACGTCTTGCGGATCATTTTTGTTTCTTTCTGCGGCAGGACCTAAACCGCCATAATTAGTAGCACTAGGTATCCCAGGAACTGTAAAATTTTTCTCTTGATGATATAAACAACCCATCAACACACCATTGTTAAGGTCCCCTCCAAGAAAACCGATAACAACTAACGAATCTAGAGTTGGTGGAACCATCCACATACCATAACTTTTTTTAGTATTATCAAAAGATGTGTAATCAGATGTTTCATATTCTTCAGCAGTTGAACCTGCAAACGGAGACATATAACGTACAAGTGTCCAAGCCGATTCAAGGTGCTCTGGACCATTAAAGTCAGGAATCCATACCTTTATTCTTCCCATTCTGTCGCTATCAGAAGTATCTTTAATTTTACCTACATATAAACCATTCGGTTGGTTAAGAACACTTGTAGGGACATCAGTAAATCTGTCTGCTACTTTTGCACTTCTTCCGTCTAATGCCATAATTTTTCCTTACGCTGGTGGACAATATAACTCAAACCAGCCATCTGCATCTGTATATTCATTGCTTCGTACATGGTATTTTGAGGCACCCGGTTGGGTACTGCAATCTCTAAATTCAAAATGTGCATAATTCCATCCGTCTGTGCCACTCCAATATAAACTATTTGCAATTGCCTTTGCACCAATAAGCCCCCAAATAATTTGATTACCTGCTGAAATTGTCGGATCGGCTAAACTTGTAGTCATATATTCATAATCTGGTGATGTGGCTGGTAAAATAATTTTAAATCCTGTTCCAGTTGAATGGTGGGATTCTTTATATTCAGTAGTAGTTTCACCTGCTTTTTTTAATGCATCATGTGCTGATGCAGATCGAACAGATTCGTTTACATATACTACTTTTTGTATTGCAGTATCGGAAAGGCATCCTCTAATAAACGTTGATACTGATTCTCGTATTTTTGGATGTAACCTAGCAATATGCCTATCTGTTATGTCATGTCCGGTTGCTGTAAAACTATAAACACCACCAATTGGTTCTTCTCCGTATCCTGCTACTGAACCGACAGGAGGAGCCAGACCTAATTGCGTTTTTTCGCTTGTTGGTGTAGTAACTTCTAATTCATATGCCATTAATTTTTCCTATATCTATTAAGGTGTCGTATCTTCGTTTAATTGATCTGATGTTGTTATATTATTATTCGATTCTGCTGGTTTGGTATTATCAACAACTATATTTTTATCTAATTGTCCTTTTATTAAATTATAATTTGATGCTAAACTTCTATACGCCTGTAAATGTTGGGTAAATCCACCATCAACGTAAGATGAGATAACATGTGTTACACAATATAATCCACTTATAGTAAAACTATCAGTTATTATAGTATCGCCTGTTTCGTCATGTTCTTGTGGCATCAATAATTTAAAATAAAATAAATTAGATCCATGATCATAATGAGCGGCAAGATTAGTACCTATGTTTGCATATTGTTTATTAATATTAGACATGCCCAACCAGTATGGATCTCCAACAATATTTAATTCTATATTCATAAAGTCGCCGCTTGTTTTATCTGCATATACTTCACCAAATCTAAGAGGAGTAGCACCTGCAACTTGTGTCGTGCCAGTTACTGTATCTGTAGGAATCCCAGTCGCCTGCACTGGCGGAGCATACCAGTTTTCTTGTTCCTGATCATTTTCAGCAGAAAAAGATTCTAAGTATGTACGTTTTATTGGTTCCTCATCTGCTTGTGGTACTGACAAAAATTCTCCAAACTTTGGAGGCATAACTGAAGAATTTAAACCTGTTCCGTTGGTATCTGTTAATGACTTAGCCGGTTTTGCTCCATCTGATGTTTCGGCAATTTCGGGAGAAGATGCAGTTAAATCTTTATTAGGGACCGATCCCGAACTGTCGCTAATGTCAGCACTTGGGTCTTGACTTAAAATAGTATCAGGATTACTCTGCATACCTCCTCCTGTAGCTACCATTCTCCAATATATATAATTCAGTTTTATATCAAAATTTAATACTTCTGTATTTTGTCCAGTATACATATACATGTATTTTTTTGTTAATAACTTGAATTTACCAAGTTGGCCTACTCTTTGCTTTTGTTTTTCCGGATCAGTAAAAAATGCATCAGATAGTGCGGTTAGTCCTTCATCCACTACAAGTTTTATTTTGTATATAAATATTTTTTGGTAAACTTTTCTTTTTGTATCATAGTTATTTGTTATTATTACTTCAGGCACTATTTTAAACCACGCATGTGGACTATCCTGTTTTGTTTCTTTATCCTCGCCAGTTTCTTTTGCTTTTCCTCCGTCAATTGTAGGTAGTTGTTGCATTTCTACTGTTGCCGCAATTGCAACACTAAGAATATCAATTATACTAGATCCTTTATGAAATTCTGAAGTAAGAATGTCACCTTCTAATGAAAGTTTATGTTTAGGGGCCCCCGAATATACTTGTAACCCGCCAAACACCCATTGAGACATTTGCTCAGAAGTTTTGTCGAACCCTATAGAAAAAGTATCAGGAAATTTTGCAGAGTGTTGTGTTTCAAGTTTTGATTCTTCATTTAATATTTTAGAAAATTCAGTAGTAAATTGTCCTAATGTATTTGCAGATATTTTTATAGAACCGTGCAAATCTTGAACACTACTTCGTAATGCTATTTGACCCATTTCAACTAACTTTAAATAATATTTTGCTCCACCTTGATCAACTGCAACTGTAAAATCAGTTATTACCATAGCATAAGAAAAATGATATGCTTTTTCTTTTGAATTTTCAACTGATTTGTCGTCGTTTTCTTCAAACGAAATTTCTAACAAGTATATGGTTTCAGTTCGACTTTTTAATCCTAACGCCTTTTCGCCTCGTACAATATAATCTAAAAGAGAAACACCCAGCGGCTCGGTTATTGTCATAGTAGCAGTTAATGCATATGCCGCCCTTCCTTTAGGAGTCCAATTTACTATATGGGTTGTCTCTAACTGAGTTATATTAAACTTACTAGTTACACCGGTTTCTGCAACTACAATACCATTTTCACTGTTTAATGTTTGGATACCAGACTGTCCTGCCTTTGTCTTATCTTTCGGGGACATCATTGTTAAACGAAGATGATATGTCCAAGATTGTTGAGTAGTTAATACATTAGGTTGCCATTGAATATATAAATCTTCTTTCGTGGCATTTGACGAAAACGGATTTGTTTTAGCTCCGACAGTTCCGCCCATTTGTGTACGATGGTCGTTGTATGTTGTTTCGGTTACTGGAGCACCTATCTTATGCTTGTCTCTTGGATGAGTACCGGACGCTCCTTTCGTTGCCCTTGCTGATCCTGTTATAACATTTTGCGCCGTCATATTTTACCTATAGAATATACTTGCTAACATTATCATTAGAAGGAACTTTTATACTCGTACCTGCTTTAAAATCCCATACTGGATCTCTTAATATATCTCTATTAAAAAATGTGAATACCCACCACAGCCTAGGAGAACCATATAATTCATTGCTTAAAATATCAGGTCTAAAATTATGCCGTTGCTGTAAAGCTACAGTTCGTTCGTCGCCTTGTTCAGATACATCAGGCGGATCGAATATATCTAAATATCGGCTTGTCATTGGGGTTGATGCATATACACTATTTTGTTTATATTTTGCAGAATATTCAGCCATTATATAAATCCTTCATTTTTAACAAGCATGCCTTTTCTAAAATCGTTATAATTCCAATCTGTTCGTACATCGCTTGGTCTATGTTGTACGCTCATACTAACAAATACATTCATTACAGATGGTACTTTAGTTCTAAATACACCTGATTGGGAATCTTTACTTCCAACTTTTTTACCACCACTATACGGTACGTCAACTTCAACATAATCAACCTCATTCGGTAAATCATATGAAAAACTTCGTATAACTACTGGTACATTTTTAAACATTAGATCTCCATATGCATAAAAACGTAATACCGGAGGTGGCTTTCCAGGAGTAGCAGTAAATTCTCCAAAATGCATTTTACTTACAGTACGCAAAAAATGTATTGCACCTATCATATATTTTGCTTCTGCATCTGATTGGGCTGTAAATACACCACCAACATCTATTTGGGGCGGTCTTGATTTAGAAAAACTACCAAATTGATAATTGGTATGAACTAAATCATAATCCATATATTCAACTAAATGTTGTACGTTCATTGTAGGTGTATAAGGAAACAAGACACCTTTTGTTCGACGAATAGGTGCCAACACTTCACTGACATCATTTTCTGATCCATTACTAGTATCATCCCCGCCTCCAAATAATCCTTCCCACAGGCCTTTACTAAAATCAAGACCACCGCCGGTCATAGGACCACCAAACACATTTTTGTTTCCAGGGGGTACTGCAATTCTTACTCTATAATCTTTTGCGTCTTGCGGACTAGAAGAAAACCAATCATCAAAAAAACTCATTAATTAATCCTTTTATCTATCATTGTAAAGATGTTTCCATCCCATTTACCAAAAAACTTCATAAACACTTTTCCTTTGTCTTCATCAGATGCACTAGAACGCATAACATCTCTAAAATTAGTTGCACTCATGTCATCTTCATATGTTGGAACGGTCATATAATAAACTCGTTCTGCATTTGTATCTGGATCCAATCTACTTTCTAACTTAACACCATCATTATATTGCTGTAACACGTTTCCAGGACTTAGTCTTCCTATATCTTTTTCACTAAATGCAAGTATCACTGCTGTAGTATACGGGTCTCGTCCTATTAAATTAATGTCTGGCCTATATGGCATTGTGTTTACTATATGATCGGCCTGTATATTAAACATTGTTGATATAATATGTTGCTTCTCCGGAAAAGTAAACGGATCTTTTGAATAATTGTTTTCATCATGCATTGCTTGTTGTTTTTTGCCAAACATTGTGGCGATAAATATGTTGTCAGCACCAAACTTATCAGCTAAAAATTTATATACTTTATAGTGACCCTTATGCATAGGTTGAAATCTTCCACCATAAAAAACAACAACTTTCTGCGTATGATCTTCAGTCAACAATTCAGGAATATTCATATACAATCTCTTTACTATATTTATAGTCCGAAAATCATTGACTTTTTGGCGTTCTGAATGTATAATAGTAGTAAACTTATGGAGTATTCTTATGGCGAATTACTTAAACAATAAAGACTTATTAAAAGAAATACATAAATCAAAATTTACATATTGCTGGGTTAATAATAAGGAAAAACATTATTTTTACGATGCAATTATTTTTGATAAAGACGAAATAACCGAAGAATTAATAGAAACATCTTTACAAATACGAGCTGATAGAACCGCAGTTCAAGCATTTGATAAAGCGATGTTTGATTTCCAACTTTCTGGAAAAAAAGGTGACAAACCTAAACTAAACAGTTTTAAATATGACGGAACATTAAAACATAAAGAAACAGAATTAGTATTTAGGCTTATGTCCTTTGATCATATTCCTCTAGAACCAGGAAGAAAAAACAAACCCAAAACCCAAGCAGATCATCACGCAAAGGTTAACTTCCCACCATTTAAGCATGTTAGTGCAAAAGGCCGTGAAATTGCTCGATCACATTGGAAGGGCGATCGAAAAACAGGCACATTTAGTGTTGACCACGGATACTTAACAGACCACTTAGCAAAGATGTTTATAAAATTATGTGATAGATATTCTACCAGAGCAAACTGGCGAGGATATACTTATGTAGACGAAATGCGTTCGCAAGCATTATTACAATTATCACAAATTGCATTACAATTTGATGAGAGTAAAAGCCAAAATCCTTTTGCTTATTATACGGCTGCGGTTACTAATTCATTTACTAGAATATTAAATATTGAAAAACGTAATCAAAACATACGAGATGACATGCTTGAAAAAGCAGGTCATAATCCTAGCTATACTCGACAAATGAAACATACTATCGAAGCAGGTGAAAGATCAGAAGCCGAATATCAAGAAAAACAACAACTAAAAAAACAAATAGAGGAACAATATTAAAATGAGTAATCTTTTTAAAAAGGTTGCTTGTTTCACAGATATTCATTTTGGTTTAAGAAATAATAGTAGACAACATAATACAGATTGTGAAGAGTTTGTATTATGGTTTATTAAAGAAGCCAAAAAAGCAAACTGTGAGACTTGCATATTCCTAGGCGACTGGCATCATCATAGAGCATCTATTAATGTTAGCACTATGAATTATACGATGTCAAACTTAGAATTTTTATCTAAGGCATTTACAAATGTCTTTGTAATAATGGGCAACCATGATTTATTTTATAGAGATAAACGTGAAATTAATAGTGTAGCATTTGGTAGTTTATATGATAATATACATATTGTAAATAATATTTTTACAGAAGGCGATGTAAGCATAATACCTTGGTTAGTTCAAGATGAATGGAAAGAAATGCCTGGTATAAAATCTAGGTATATATTTGGTCATTTTGAACTTGGCGGATTCCAAATGAATCAGTTAATAGCCATGCCTGAAACAGGAGGCTTGCAAAAAGCACATTTTAAAAATCAAGAATATGTGTTCTCTGGTCATTTTCATAGTCGTCAAGAACAAAAAAATGTTATATACATGGGTAACGCATTTCCGCATAATTATTCGGATACATGGCAAGATGATCGAGGTATGATGATACTAGAATGGGGAAAGAAACCAAAATACATAGCATGGCCGAATGCTCCTTCCTTTAAAACAATTAATCTTAGTACTCTTGTTGATGATCCTGAAAAATACTTAAAACCAAAAACATACATAAGAGTTACACTTGATATTGATATATCATATGAAGAAGCAACCCATATAAAACAAGTTTTTACAGAAAAATACGATTTACGAGAAATTGTATTGATGCCACAAAGAGAGGATGAATATGCTGACAATTGGTCAGCCGACGAAGGCGCTGTTTTTGAATCAGTAGATCAAATTGTACTAAATGAATTAACTGCAATTAAATCTACCCATATAAGTAACCAAAAACTTATTGACATTTACACCCAATTGACTGTATAATAATTCTATGTTGACAATTAAAGAAATTACGCTAAAAAACTTCATGAGTGTTGGCAACGTAACTCAGGGAGTTAGGTTAAGCGATTCCGGATTAACATTAGTTCTTGGAAACAATTTAGATTTAGGTGGTGACGGATCACGCAATGGAACAGGTAAAACTACCATTGCGAATGCGTTATCATATGGATTATTTGGACAAGCACTAACAAATATTCGGCGTGATAATTTAATAAACAAAACAAACGGCAAGCATATGCTTGTCATGATTGAATTCATACATAATAATATAACCTATAGAATAGAACGTGGACGAAAACCTAGTGTATGTAGATTTTTTGTTAATAATGCAGAACAAATAGATGAAACAGATGAAGGGCAAGGAGAAAGTCGATTAACTCAAGAGCAAATTGGTAAAATTCTTTGTATGTCGCATAATATGTTTAAGCATATTATGGCACTCAATACATACACAGAACCGTTCCTTGCTATGAAACAAAATGATCAACGTAACTTAATTGAAGAGTTATTAGGAATTACTTTATTATCTGAAAAGGCGGCACTACTAAAAGAATTAGTACGTGAAACAAAAGATAAACATAAAGAAGAAGAATACAGAATAGGCGGTGTACAACAAGCAAATGAACAAATTAAAAGTTCAATAAAAGACTTGCAACGGCGCAGTGATATATGGGATAAAAAACATACAGAAGATATAGAAGAATTAAAGACTAAACTGTTAGAACTTGCTGAAATAAACATTAATAATGAATTACAAGCACACAAAGACTTAGAGGCATATAGCACTAAACAAAGAAAAACGTTACAACTAGACGTGGATTTAACACAACTAGACACCAAAATAGCCAAATTAAATCAGGATCTAACAAGCATAAAAGATGAAGCATGTCATGTTTGTGGTAAATCATTAGATGATGATTTGCACAAAACATTACTAAAAGACAAAACAAACAAACTAAAAGAATATGAAAAAGATCATAAAGTTGTAGCATCTGAAAAAAAAGAATTAGGCGAATTAGGCAAACAACCTGTTGCTCATTACGATAGCATAAGCAAAGCATATGATCATAAAACAACATTAGATACATTATCTAACCAACTTGAACATAAATTAACAGAAACAAATCAATATATAGATCAGATTGAAACACTAAAAAATAAAGGGTTACAGGAAATTAATTGGGATAATATTAATGAACTAGACAACTTAAGAGAACACCAAGAATTCTTACTTAAACTACTAACAAATAAGGACTCTTTCATAAGAAAGAAGATTATAGAGCAAAATCTTAGTTTTTTGAACACAAGACTTAAATATTACTTACAAAAACTAGGTCTTCCACATTATGTTAAATTTCTTAGCGATATGAGTGTAGAAATTACAGAACATGGTAGAGATTTAGATTTTGATAACTTGTCAAGAGGAGAGCGAAACAGACTTATCTTAGGATTAAGTTTCTCGTTTAGAGATATGTTTGAATCTATGAATACTCCAATAAATTTATTGTTTATTGATGAACTTATAGATTCAGGTATGGATATAAGCGGAGTTGAATCTGCATTAGCTGAGCTAAAAAGAATTACAAGAGATAGAAATAAGAATATATTTTTAATATCACATAAAGACGAACTTGTGGGAAGGGTAAATGATATACTTAACGTAGTCAAGGAAAATGGATTTACCACGTTTAGTTGTGATAAGGAGGTTTTAGAGCATGCCTAATGCTCAAGCAAAATTTTTTATAGCGGCTCCATTTGGAAATTACTTAAAATTCGAAAATGCTATAAGTGTTAAAGGTAGCTATACAATGTTGCATAGACCAGGCTTGGTTAAGCAACTTATCAAAACACTTAGGTATGATTTTAATAAAAAAGGTTGGAAAAACGAATTAGGACTTCGTAATCCGGGTATAAGACGAGGTCTAAATAAATACAAACATAATGACAGAGAAGTTATTAGCATTGCCGCAATACTACCAATTGATTGGGAAGACTTTGCACGAATAATACCTGACTATATAAACTTAGAACTCAATCTAAGTTGTCCAAACACAGATAAAGTAGAAATTAATTATAAAACACTTACTAAGTTTTACAATGCGTTTTGGGATAATAAAAGACAATGGTGTATAGCCAAAATATCGCCTCTATCTACAGAGGACGAAATCAAAAGGTTATTAGACATTGGGTTCGGTCAGATCCACTGCTCCAACACCCTGCCTATTACTGGCGGAGGATTGAGCGGAAGGGAATTGATAAACTACACAGCGAAACACATCGATTTCCTGAAGACAAATTATCCCTCAGTGAAGATTATCGCAGGAGGCGGAATTAACCATATTGATATTGTTAATTTTTATAAAGGCAGAGGCGCGGATTATTTCAGTTTAGGAACTGTTTGTTTTACACCTTGGAAATTACGCAAAATACTCAATGCCTAGTAAAAGCAAAATTAAAGGTAGTTCATTTGAACGAGATGTTGCAAAAGAATTATCCGAACTGTACGACGAGAGTTTTGTAAGAACTCCGTCGTCGGGTGCTTATGTTGGCGGCTCTAATGTAGTACGAAAAGATTTTTTATCCGAGGGACAAATACAGTCTTTCAGAGGAGACATAATACCACCCGACGAGTGGAAATATTTTAACGTAGAATGTAAATCATATGCAGATTTTCCATTTCACCAATTATTAAGTCTTGGTGATGTTAGATTATTAGACGAATGGACAGAACAGTTACTAGATGTGGCTGAAGAAAATGACTTAAACTTACTAATACTGAAATTTAATCGTAAAGGCAAATACATAGGCTTTCAAGAACAATTATTAAACACTTCATTTACTACTATACGGCACGTTATATACAAAGATTGGGTAATCACAGGCTACGAAGACTTTTGGGAATTAAATCAGGCTCCAGTAAAACACCACTCAATTAATGGCATACAGCCGCTATTGTCGTAAGACCGGTTGAGAACGGGTACGCCCGTTCAGATCTCCGTTGGCAAAACAGAAAATAACGAGCAGGCTCTCCTGACAACTTTGGAACCTGCATGGCCTGTAAGGTAGATCTAATTGCTTTACATAGGCCTGCGTTGGTAAGCAGAACATAAAAGGGTACAGCCTAACCGCCCTTACCTATATTTTGAAAACGAAACTTTCGTTTTCAAACGGTTGTTCTATTAGAATGTGCTATGTCCGAAGGAAATAGTTAACTTAGCCTTAAACAGGCTAAGTGTGACTAGACACTCAGGAAATAATTAAAATTTAGTTAAATACAGTATGTAAAGTATATAAGGTATTATTGATCTGAAGAAACTTGTTTCTGAAAGATCCGATGAGCGTTAGCTCATCGTAAATAGCGTAGAAATGAAAACAAAACAAATTATTACAGAGTTTGACACTCCTCAGATTTATTGCGACATGGATGGCGTTCTAGCTGATTTTCATAAGTACACAATGTCTTTAGTTGGCGACAACTTTAACAATAAAGACTGGCCTGACATGCCTCAAGACATATTTCTTAGATTACCTCCAATGCCTGATGCTCATACTTTATGGAATTTTATAAAACCTTATAAACCAATTATTTTAACAGCTAAACCTAAAGACGAATTTAGAATACCTACTGCTGGTGCTGATAAAATGAAATGGATGCAACAACTATTTGGACATCCTCAGGACAGGGTTAATGTAGTTTTTAGAAATGAAAAACAACTTTTTGCAATAGACAGACAAGATAAACGCCCAAATCTTTTAATAGATGATCATAGAAAAAATATATCAGAATTTAACTCAGCGGGTGGTATTGGAGTTTTACATACTTCAGCAAATAGTACAATTAGACAACTTAAACAAATAGGTTATAGTTGATCATTAGCAGGTTTTCCTGCTTCCGCTTTTAATTTATCAGTTAATGAAGACACGAGAATATCTCTTTCTTTAGCAGACATATGCCATGCTTCTTGGTATCCAAGATTAGCATATATTACTAATTGCGAAATCTCTTTAATTATGGCCTCTGCATCCTTTTCGTGTTGTTCTAGAAAAGGACCGATTTCTTGGTCATCTAGACGCAAAAGCCTTAGCCGAAAAACGAAGTAGGATCAAAATCAATATCAGACGAAAATTCTGAATTACATTTTGAACAAGTATGTTGAAAATTATTATTTACTTTTTCTTCGTTTAGAGTATTAACAACAAAATTTTGTATTACATCGTATGTTGCTTTATCAGTATTAACTATCCAATCACGTATGTGTTCGTTATCAGTAACAGTTATATCATTTGGTAATATAACTTTTATGATAGAATCGGCTAATAATTCAAAATTTAACGATGTAATCTTTGCGTATCCTTCAGCTAATTGTTTTATTGATTCTTCTTCTGGCTGATCAGTTGCATCAATTTTAGTCATAAGTACTGATTGTTCAAATGCTGATATAGATGCTCGGGTATGTAAATTTAAAGTATACGGTTTTGCATAAATTATTGCATCTTTTATGGATATTGTATTTTCTATAGTTATTAAATTAATATTATCTAACATACGAGAAATATCATATGTTAGTTCATCTCTATTTTCACATTTAGTACAAGTTGCAAATACAGCCATATCATTTCCGTATGTTGCAATTCGTAAACCGACTAATATAACAGAAAGGTCAGGTAATGGGATTTCTCTAGGATTTTTAATTCCAGGAACACAACTAGTTATAACTTTAACTAAACTTTCACCATTAAGTAAGGCATCAGGAGACTTAAATTGCATTTCATCTTTAGCAGACATAGGCAAAATTTCTATTTCACCTGTCGAAGTAAGATTAATATCCTCGTCATAATAATTTCCTTCACTAGGAAGTTTAACATATATGCCGGGTTTTTTAAAATATTCAGATAATGGGTTTTCAGACATTTTCCTCCAATAAATACTATAATGCTTAAAGTAATATTTATATAGGTATATAATGGCCTCTAATCAGACATTTAATTTCGATGGAAAAACTGTTCCAATGTTCGCTTTAGAAAGTACAGTTCAACAACTCGCCCACACAATGCAACAGATTGCCGCGAGTACAGTAGCCCTTGGAGCAATTAATGCCGGTACAAAATTTACTGGCATGCAAAATAAAAATTTAGTTCATATCCAAAAAGGGATGAATAAAAATATTCATGATATGCATCACGTAGGTATTACTGGTTTAAATAAATCATTTTTATTCGGTACGAATATGATTGCTACTTCGTTGGGTCAAAAGTTAAGTGAACTAGGTAATTTATCAAAAGGTATGGATAAACTTGCAATATTATTCAAACCTACCGCTGTAGGTAAAGGAATTTTTGGTGGCTTAACTAATATGCTAACAACATCAACTATTCCAGGGTTTGGTGCGCTTGGAAAATCGATGAAAGGTCTAGGTGCCGGAGTAGGTGCTCTGAGCTTAGGAATAGCTGCCGCTCTCGGTATAATGGAGGAATATAGAAAAAAAGTCCAAGATCTAACTAACGTAGGTTCAGGGTTTGGTACATCAATGTTAAACTTGCAACGGCAATTGGCTACAGCAGGTGTTTCATTAGATGATTATGTTCTTGTTATGCAAGAATATGGAGCAGGTGTTAGAAATTTAGGAGGGACTTCAAAAGAAGCGGCAATTAACTTTTCGATATTAGCTAAAAGAGCTAGAGAAACTGCTAAAGAATTTGGTGCATATGGTTTAACGTCACAAGAAATAAACCATTTTTTAGGTGAATATTTAGAACTACAGAGAAAAAGCGGAAAAAGAGGACAAGAAGCCGCCGACGGAGTAGAAAAAGCCTTTCGAACATTAGCATTACAAACTGATGCGATGGCGAGACAAACAGGTAGAGAAAGACGAGAAGCTCTTAGAGCTGGAATGGATGTTGCAGGAGCAGGTGGAGTACGAAGACGGGCAGAAGCATTAGGTGGAGAAGCCGGAGAACGATTAACACAAACTTCTGCTTTATTCGCGGCTATGATAAAACAAACCTTCGGAGCTGAAGGTGATAAAATGATGGGTCCGATTACTGATGCAATTGCTACAGGAGCAGGTTTAGAACTAACCGATATGCAACCAATGATTGCATTAATGGGCGAATCAGGAACTATGCTTAGTCAAATTACTAAAGATATAAGTGAAGGCCGATTAACTGAAGCAGAAACAGCAGAACGATTTGAAGCATTTGGTAAGGTTTTTGCAGACTTAAAGAAAACACGAGACCAAAGACAAACAGAATTAATAGCTCAAAAAGGGCAAGCCGGTCTAATGGATTTGATACAAGCCCAAACCTCATTTGTTCAAATGACAGATGTTGTTAAGAAAGCTAAAGATATGGTAGCAGAATCTAGTAGAAAAGATGAAGATATTATGGCCGCTTCTACAAAAAAGTTTTCTGATAGTACTAAAATAGCTCTTGGTAGTTATGAGTTACAAATGAAATCCGTCGAAACAGCAATTGACGGATTCAAAGCAGGATTAATCGAACCATTAGCAGAACAAGGAGCTGAATTTGTTAAAAGTTTAACCCATCTTACAGGTCAATTAAATGATGCGGTACTTGAAAAAAATCCTAAGACAGGAGAGGTTACAAGTCCTTACGAACTTATAGCAGAAACGATACCTATTCTTAAAGACATAGCAGACGGGGTAGGAAGTCTTAAAAATTGGTTAGGAATTGGTGTTGAAGAAGTCTCAAGACAAGGACGTATAAATCCAGATCAAGGATTTACCCCTACCACACGCATAAGATAAATATTAAAAACAGAGAAATTATATGAGTTGGAAAAAACATTTTACAGTTTATAAATTTGCAAATCAACAAGGTAACCAATCTGGTGGTCCAGCAGGCAGATATAGTAAATTTTCAAATTATTTGCCAGAAGTATATAGTGGACAACCAAATAGGGTTGAACGCTATTTTCAATACGATCAAATGGACACTGATTCTGAAATTAATGCGGCATTAGACACGATATCAGAATTTTCTACCCAATTTGATGATGACCAAAAAATACCGTTTAATATTAAATGGAATGATGATTCAACAGATTCAGAAGTTTCAGTTCTTGAAAAAACACTTAGCCAATGGAATAGAATAAACGAATGGGATAAACGTATTTTTCGAATTATGAGAAGTACTTTAAAATACGGAGATCAGTTTTTTATTAGAGATCCAGAAACCTATGTATGGATGTGGGTTAATCCGGTAGATGTGCCTAAAGTTATAATCAATGATTCAGAAGGTAAAAAAATAGAACAGTACGTAGTTAGAAATTTAGATTTAAATTTACAAGAAAAGACAGCGTCAACTATTCTTCAACACAACGAGCAGTATATGAGCGTAAGCTCTATGATGTCAGGTGGTGTAGTTAATCGAGGTGCATATGGTAGTGGTGGTATGAACACAGGAACGAACGCCCAACAAGAAGAATTCGGTATAGATGCTAATCATGTTATACATTTGTCACTTACTGAAGGTATGGATCCAAATTGGCCGTTTGGTACAAGTATATTAGATCCATGTTTTAAAACATATAAGCAAAAAGAACTGTTAGAAGATTCAATTATAATTTATAGAGTACAAAGAGCACCAGAACGTAGAGTATTTTATATAGATGTAGGAAGTATGCCTACACATAAAGCAATGAGTTTTGTTGAACGTGTAAAAAATGAAATCCATCAACGTAGAATACCAAATAAAACAGGCGGTGGTAATAGCATAATGGATGCAAGTTATAATCCATTATCAATTATGGAAGATTATTTCTTTGCTCAATCAGCAGAAGGTCGTGGATCTAAAGTTGAAGTATTGCCCGGTGGCGAAAACTTAGGACAAATAGATGATTTAAAATATTTTACAAATAAACTTTTGAGAGCATTAAGAATTCCTAGTTCTTATCTTCCAACTGGTCCAGATGACGGAACTGCTAGTTTTGTTGACGGAAGAGTCGGAACTGCATTTATCCAAGAATATCGATTTACAAAATATTGCCAACGATTACAGCAATTACTTGGTCCACATTTTGATAAAGAATTTAAAATGTTTTGTAAATTTAAAGGAATAAATGTTGATTCTTCAATCTTTGAATTACAGTTTATGGATCCACAATCATTTAGCCAATATAGACAAATTGAAATTGAAGGTGCAAGAGCAGGGGTATTTAATCAATTAGCAGAAGTACCATATATGAGTAGACGATTTGCTCTTAAGAAATATTTGGCTTGGGAAGAAGATGACATAGTAGAAAATGAAACTATGTGGAAAGAAGAAAATCCCGATAAAGTACCAATTGGTTCAGCAGGTGTTTCCGGCGGAGGACCTAGTGATGCATTAGGTGCAGTAGGATTACGCCCACCTGATTTAGAAGCACCAGGAGAAGACACATTACCAGACGAAGGATTAGAAGGTGAAGAACAACCCGATATGGGGGGAACCGAATCACCAATTAGTGGAGCAGAAGGAATGCCACTTCCTCCAGGAGAATTACCATAATGAGATATACTGAATTAAGAGAAGAATATGATGCAACATTAGATGAATATACTGTAGCAGATATTGATGAAACCCGTAGACCAAGATTAACTTTGAAACATTTAAATCGGTTACGAAAAATGCGCGAACTGAAAAAAGTAGAAATGGAGCAAAGAGAGAACTTTTATAATATAATTTACGGAAGACCTACTGAAATGCCTCAAGTTTGATCTAAAAATTCATTTTTTGGGTCATTTTCCTACCTTTTTGAATTTCTATAGTAAATAACATACATGAAAATGTTATCGTGTCTTTTCTTGAAACATTTAATAATTAGGAGATAGAAATGTCAGCAAAGGAAAAACTAGAACAGGTCCTCGAACATTTAATTAACGAGGAAGGCGAAAAAGCTAGTGATCTCCTTCATGACGTTTTTGTAGAAAAAGCTCGCTCTATCTACGAAGGCTTGATTGAAGAAGATGAAGCAGTCGAAGAAGAAGTTGAAGATGTAGAAGAAGCAATTGCAGGCGACGTAGCCGACGATTTTGTAGACGATGTTCAAGCCAATTCAGATGAAATTGAGTCAGAAGAAGTATTTTCGGAAGACGATTTAGAAGATGAAGAAGGCGATGAAATGATCGAACCAGAAATGGATGCAGAACCGGAAGGTGGCGAAGAAGCAGTTGAAGATGCTTTCATGAACGTTGAAGATGCACTCGACGAACTAAAGCGGGAATTTGCCGCTATGATGGGCGACGAAGGTGCAGAAGATATGGGTATGGAAGAACCTACAGACGACGAAGAAATGGGTGCTATGGTTGACGCAGAAGAAGAACTTATGATGTCAGCTGATAACAACCAGGACAACGACGAAGAGCTTGAAGAAGACTATGAAGACCTCGAAGAGGGTCATGATATGGCAACAGCACCTGAACCACAAAAGACAGAAGGTTCAGATGCTAAACACAAAACAAGTCCTACAGCAGGCGCAAACCCAATGGATTCCGGAGGACGATCTGCCGTTAAAATGAAAGACGGTGGTGAAGGCAATCACGGAACTAGTGGTGTAAGCGAAGATAATGCAGGAAATGTTAATACTGTCCCAGGTAAGGCTGACGGAGAAGGCGGAAGCGCCGTACCTTCAGCACAAGAAACCGAAGGATCAGATGCTAAAAACAAAAAGTCACCGTTAGGAAGTTAATCTAACTGTGAGATAATTATAAGGGGTTAATATGCAACGTACTTTAAAAGAAACTCTTTCATATGAACAAGCAGGTATACTAGTTGAGTCTCGAGAGGGTCCAACAGGTAAAGATCTGTATATGGGAGGTGTTTTCATTCAAGGCGATGTTAAAAACCAAAACCAACGAGTTTACCCAGTAAATGAAATCGGTAAAGCAGTTAAGTCTCTAAGAGAAAAGTTAAACGGAGGATTTTCAGTTCTCGGTGAAGCAGATCATCCAGAAGACTTAACAGTTAATCTAGATCGAGTATCACATATGATAACCGAAATGGATATGCAAGGAGCTGATGGAATAGGTAAACTAAAAATATTACCAACCCCAATGGGAAATATAGTTAAAACCCTATTGGAAAGTGGAGCGAAACTAGGTGTAAGTTCCAGAGGTAGTGGGAATGTTGACGACGGCGGTCGTGTTTCAGATTTTGAAATAGTGACTGTTGATATTGTTGCCCAACCGAGTGCACCTAATGCGTACCCAGATCCTATATATGAACAGGTACAGAGATATAAATCTTGTAAAAGTTTAATGGATTTGGGTGAAGCAGTTAGGACAGACAGACGGGCACAAAAACATTTACAAAAAGAGGTTGTTAAATTTATTAACGATCTTTTTTAATTAGGAGAACATAAATGGCAGATGCTTTTGAGGAATTATTAGGTTCAGACGTTCTCTCAGAAGATGTTAAATCGGCATTATCTGAAGCATGGGAGAAGAAGGTTAGTGAGTCGCAAGACAAGATCAAAGCTGAACTCCGAGAAGAATTTGGACAACGTTATGAAAATGACAAAGGCCAAATTATTGAAGCTATGGATAAGATGCTCAATGATTCTATAAAAACAGAAGTAGAAGAATTTGTCTCAGATAGACAAAATCTTGCAAACGCTACTGTTGGTTATAAGAAAAATATTAAAGAGCATGCCGAAATCCTAGATAAGTTTCTTTTAGAAGAACTTAAAAAGGAAATAACAGAGCTTCGGGGGGATAGGACCAACCAAAGCAACAATTTTAAAAAGTTAGAAGGCTTTGTCATAAAGCAACTAACAAAAGAGTTGAATGAGTTTCATACTGATAAGAAGTCTGTTGTAGAACAGAAAGTAAGATTAGTTAAAGAAGGAAAACAACTTATAGCAAATGCCAAGAAAGATTTTGTTAAAAAAGCCGCAGAAAAAGTAGAGAAAGTTGTTGAATCAGCTGTTCAAGGCGAACTTACAGCCTTGAAAGATGATATCAAATCCGCTAGAGAAAATAACTTTGGTAGAAAGATTTTTGAAACTTTCGCGGCAGAATTTATGACATCTTATTTGGCAGAAGGTACACAACTGCGTAAATACGGCAATAAAATTTCTGAACTTGAGAAACAAATCGAAGAGGGCAATAAGTCTCTTACCGATAGTAAAGTTCAAATTGCTGAAAGTGAACGCAAAGCTAACATTGCTGAAGACCTAGCGAATCGGCAAAAACAAATGAGTGAACTGCTTGATCCTTTAGCTAAGGATAAAAAGGAGATTATGGAAGACCTACTTGAATCAGTGAAAACTGACAATTTAGGAAAGGCATTCCAAAAATATCTTCCGGCAGTTATTAATGAAAAGGTGATTAAAAAGACTGAGAAATCAGAAAAGAAATCACTAACAGAAAGTAAAACAAATAAACCGGCGAAAAAGTCTGTAAGAACAGGTAACAAAACATTTCCTATTCATATCGGTAATGAAACACCAGATACTGAAAAAGAAATTGGTAACCTGCGAAAACTAGCCGGATTAGATAATTAATTAGGAGATTATTAATGGCAGACGCACTATTTGAGTCTAACTGGCAAGCAACAAAAGATGCCCTCACTGATGGACTCGAAGGTAACAAAAAAGTTGTTATGGAAACAACACTTGAGAATACAAAACAGCATTTGACTGAGGCCGCGGGAGCGGGCGCAACAGGTGCAGGTAATGTAGCTACTCTTAACAAAGTTATTCTTCCGGTTATCAGACGGGTTATGCCTACGGTTATTGCCAATGAAATTATTGGTGTTCAACCGATGACAGGTCCAGTTGGACAAATTCACACATTACGTGTGAGATATGCTGATTCTAAAGATGGTGTCACAGCAGGCACAGAAGCACTTAGCCCTTTTAATATTGCTAAGAGTTATTCTGGTGATGCAGGCGCTGACGGAAGCACAGCAGGTTCAGGGGCGGCAGCTCCGACAAGCGACTTAGAAGGTTTACCTGGCAACAAGTTGTCTATTCAAGTATTGAAGCAGACAGTTGAAGCTAAAACACGTAGACTTTCCGCACGTTGGACATTTGAAGCCGCACAAGATGCAAGTTCACAACATGGTATAGACGTTGAAGCAGAAGTTATGGCCGCTTTAGCACAAGAAATTACCGCTGAAATTGACCAAGAAGTAATTACTTCTTTGTTTAGTTTAGCTGGTACTGGTGCTGGTCTTGCTTTCAATCAAAGTGGTTCCTTTACAGGTACACCACACTATGTTGGTGACGAACATGCAGTAGTTGCAATTCTTATTAACCAAGCCGCGAACTTGATCGCAGCCAGAACAAGGCGTGGCGCAGGAAACTGGATAGTTATTTCACCGAGTGCTCTTACAGTACTACAAAGTGCAACAACTTCAGCTTTTGCAAGAACAACAGAAGGCACATTTGAAGCACCAACTAATACAAAATTTGTTGGTACATTGAATAGCTCAGTTCGCGTATATGTTAATCAATATGCCGCGGATGACAATATTCTTGTAGGTTATAAAGGACCAGGCGAAATGGATGCCGCATCTTTTTATTGCCCATACGTTCCGCTGATGAGTTCCGGGGTCGTGCTTGATCCTAGTTCATTCGAACCAGTCGTTTCATTTATGACACGATATGGTTACGTTGAGCTTACTAACCAAGCATCATCCTTGGGTAACGCAGCCGACTATCTTGAGAAGATAGCAGTTTCAAACCTAACTTTCATTTAAAAAGAAAGTTTATTTTTACGAAAGAAGGAGCCAGATTGATTTTTGGCTCCTTTTTTCTTCTTCTTTATTCCTTGTACATTTATTCTTTAGATAAATATTAATTAATAGGAGTCTTGAATGTCAGTAAATATTGACCACCAAAAAAATTCGTTAGTACCATCAACAACAACGTTAGATATAGATACTACAGGATCATTAGTTTTACCAAAAGGTACTACTGCTCAACGGTATCCTGCGGCAAAAGAAGGTGCTTTTCGAGTTAATACTGAGACCTCAGGACAATTTAATCCAGAAATTTTCCTTAACAGCGGATGGTCTCAAATTATACAAGTATCTGAAGCACCTAGTTCGGGTTATTTTATAAAACATAACGGAACAAAATGGGAAGCCACTGCAATAACATCCGACGATATATCCGAAGGAACTACTAATTTATATTTTACTGCCGCAACAGCAAATACATGGTTGGCTACAAAAGATACAGATGATTTATCAGAAGGAACTACTAATTTATATTTTACAACTACACGAGCAAGGGCATCCGTTTCAGCAACAGGCGATATAAGTTATGATAATAGTACAGGCGTTATAAGTTTTAATAATACATCAGAATATGTTAAAAAAACAGATGGAGATAGTTGGTACCATCCTCATGGAGGTACATCGTCTATAGATTTTGTTGCAAAAGATTTAACAGTTCATGGAACAAGTACAGTAGTAAATTCAACTACAGTGACAATAGCAGATCCAGTATTTTCAATAGGCCAAAATACTGTTGTTCAAAGCAAAGATAGAGGAATTGAATTTAAATATAATGACGGAACTGCTAAAATTGGTTTTTTTGGACAAGATTTTGGCACAGGCTTATTTTCCTTTTTTACTAATGCAACAAACACATCGGAAAATTATAGCGGAACAATAGGTGGATTTGATTTAAGTGGTACTTCAATAAACAAACTTAGTGATGTTAAAAATGCAACTCCGACAAATGATGATTTTTTTAAATATGATTCATCAGGCACAGCAGGATGGGCACCAGCAACAATAAGTTTAAATGATATGACTGATGTAAGTGCCGCCTCACCAACAACAAATCAAGTTTTAAAATGGAATGGAACAGCCTGGGCACCAGGAACCGATATAGAAGGTGTAACAGAAGGAGATGCAATAGCATTTGCTATTGCTTTAGGAGGATAAAATGGCAAGTAGTTTTAAAAATAAAACAGCAACAATTGGAACTGCTAATACAGATCAAACATTGTATACAGCACCAGGTAGCACTTCGGCGGTTATACATGGTCTTTTTATGGCAAATACACATGCTTCATCTAATGTAAATATAACATTAAAATTAGTAGATAGTAGTAATTCAAATGCCGAAACAAAAATATTAAATGCGGTGCCGATACCACCAAACACAACACTATCAATGGATAAACCTGTTAACTTAGAAACAGGTGATAAATTGTTTGTTCAAGCATCAACAACTGATTGTGAAATTACAGCAAGTATTTTGGAATTAACATAATGTCTTATTTAGGTCCTAGTGATATACAAACAAGAGTAGCGTGGGCAGATGTTTATAGCATACCTGAATATTCTGCACAAACAATAACAGGTTCTGGAGCATTTGTTTATACTCTTAACTCAACACCAACTGGAGTAAACAGTATTGACGTTTCAATCGATGGTGTTACACAAGTCCCAACAACTGATTTTACTATAGATGCTAATGTTCCAAATATATCATTCACTACAGCATTAAATTCCGGTGAAAAAGCATTAGTGGTATATAGATCTAAACTTCCTCCTCAAGGCTTAGTAGGTACTGGAGTAAATGTTGGAGATGCTACAGGTATAGGTATTTTTAAAACAAAAGATGGAAATGATTTAGAATTTAAAAAACTAAAAGCAGGAACAGGAATTTCGTTAGATGATGGTAATACATATGCTGATACAATTACAATAACCAGTTCTGGATCTGGAGGTTCAACACAAAATACTTGGAGAAATCTTGCAATAACAGGTACTGCAAACCAGTCGTCTCTTACTGCTGATATTATAAATGATACATTAACATTACATGCTGGCGCAGGTATGGCTATTACTACCGATACAAGTAATGATACTATAACATTTACTAGTACTGGCGGCGGTAGTGGAGGTGGATTAAGTGCATTCTTAGCACTAGCAGACACTCCTAATTCATATGCTAATAATCCTAATTACATAATAAAAGTAAATTCTATAACTAATGCAATTGAATTTGTGGATATATCCGGTGATGTTGATATGTCATCTACTGGTGCGGTAACTGTTCAAGATAGTTTTGTAACAGGAAAAACAGAAGTAACAAGTGTTACTAATTCTGATGTGGTATTGTTGCATGATGGTAGTTCTTACAAAAAAATAACAGCAGGTATATTAACAAAAGGTGAAGGATCAACTACAATCCCCGAAGGAAATACAAAAGAATATTGGTTGTTAGGTGCTGTTACTACTAATACATTTACAGAAATATTTGTTGGCGGAGTTACAAATACTAGAATATCTATACCTGAAAACAGTACAGTAACAGTTCGCATTATGGCATCAGCAAGACGTACTGGTTCTTCTACATATAAGTATGGTGGTTGGGAAGCAACTGCAATGATAAGCAATGATGCTGGTGTTACAGCATTAAATGGCACAGTTTCAAAAACAGCAATATATGCTGATACAAATTATGACATACAAATAACAGCAGACGATACAAATGATAGTTTAAAAATAGAAGCAAAAGTTCCAACTGGTGAAGAAGCAAGTTTTTTTGTTACTGCTAATTTAACAATAGCAACTTCTGCAACTGTTGTAACTGCCTCAGAAGATAGAGGTTTAGTAACAGAATCAAGCACTCAAAATTCATCAATACACACATCAGGCAATGATGCAGGTGCTATAACAGATAGTAATATTGTCGAATCAGATGATTTTGGTTCTATATAAGGAGAAATTTAAATGGCAATTAGAGTTCAATTTCGACGCGGTACTACAAACGAACATAGTACATTTACAGGTGTCGCAGGCGAAGTAACTGTTAATACAGAAAATAAATCGTTGGTTGTTCACGACGGAAGTACGGCAGGAGGATCAGAAGTAATTTTTAAAAATTTAACTGATACTCCGACAGATTATGGAACTGCAAATCAAGTTTTAACTACTTCAGGAAGTGCCCTTTCATGGTCAAGTCTTGGTTCTACTTACCAAACAATATCACCAACAAACACCGATCCAAGCTATACGTGGGACGAAGCCAATAATCCAGCAGATATTACATCAGCAAGTCCAATTCAGGCTATGCTTTTAGTTGGCGGAACTAATGTAACTATTGGGTCTAATGTAGCAAATCATGCTATAAAAATATCTGCGGCAACTGAATTAAGTAGTGACGCAACACCACAACTTGGTGGTAACTTAGATGTAAATAGTAATTCAATAACTTCGGCAACAAATGGTAATGTTGTATTAGATCCACACGGTACTGGTGTTGTAAATTTTTCAGGTAATAGTACACAACCTGGTGAAGTAAGATTTTTTGAAGATACCGACGATGGATCTAATTATATTGGATTAAAAGCGGGAACAGTAGGCACAAGTTTAACATATACATTACCAATAACAGACGGAACAGCAGGTGATGCTCTTATTACTAATGGTAGTGGTACTTTAAGTTTTACAACTATATCAGGTGGCGGGTCGTCAACATTAGCGGCGTTAACTGATACAACGATAACAAATCCAGCAAATACTGAAGTTTTAACATATAACGGTAGTGCTTGGGTTAATTCAGCTTCTGCAGGTGGAGCTCCAGGAGGAATAGATACACAAGTTCAGTTTAATGATGGTGGATCAACATTTGGTGGCGATGCAGGATTTACATATAATAAAACAACTGATGTAGTAACAGCAGGTTCATTTGCAACAACAGCGGCAGGAACACCAACGTTATCAAGTAATACAGGAGTTGAAATTTCTGCAACTAGTGGTAGTATTACTGCAACAACAATAACAGGCGGAATGGTTTTACCTCGATTAACTACTACCCAGCGAGATGCTATTAGTACAAATGTTGACGGAATGGTTGTTTATAATACATCTACTAATAAATTTCAAGGTAGAGCTAATAGTATATGGGTTGATCTACATTAATAGGATATAATAATGGCTTCACCCCCTGGATATCAGTATGTTTTGTGTTATTTGACAGTACCAGATGACTTGTTAAAGTCAACTGAAGGAAATTTAACAACTAAATCAATATATGCTGATTTAGCAGAAAGATATGAAGCAGATTCAATATATGATTTAGGTACTGTAGTTTCATTAGGTGGAGAAAAAGAAATTACGCAGACGATAACACCAAATGATAAAAATGTGTTTGGTGTTATATCAGCAACACCAGCATTTGAAATGAATACTGGTGCAGGAAATGATAGAACACATCCTTTTGTAGCATTAGCGGGCAGAATTAAATGCAAAGTAGTTGGTATAATACACAAAGGGGACAGATTGGTTAGCGCAGAAGAACCAGGACATGCCCAGGCAGAATCTGCTCGTGTTAATCCCTCAAGTGATCGAGCAGTAATAGGCAGGGCATTAGAAAGTAAAGACACCGGATATTTTGGTGTTATAGAAATTGTAGTAGGAGTTAAGTAGTGTCGTATTTAGGTTATAATTTAACAAGAAACCAAGCGCCGTTTACATTAGATGTGTTTACAGGGGATGCAACAACAGGCCCGTTTACATTATCTCTTCCTAAACCATTATCTGTACGAGAATTATTGGTTTATATTGACGGAGTCATTAAACATCCAACTACTCATTATGCATTAACAGCATCTGGTAATTTACTATTTACTAATAGTAATGAACCCGGAGTTGGTACAGTAATAAATGCCTTACATTTATCTCATCCTCTAGAAATTAAAAGCCCAGAAGATGGTAGTGTTTCTTCAGCAAAACTTACAGGCGATTTAATAACCCCAGGACATTTAACTGTTTCAGGTGATTTAGTTGTTCAAGGTGATACAACAACCTTAAGTACAGCAACTTTAGATGTTGAAGATAAAATTATTACTATTAACAAAGGTGAAACAGGCGCTGGAGTTACTGGAAGTGCAATAGCAGGAATCCAGATAGATAGAGGAACAGAAGACAACATAAATCTTCAATGGCGTGAAGATGATGATGTTATAGAATTAAATGCAGATTTTGTTCCTAGTGCTGATGCAACATATGATCTTGGATCTGCTGATAAACAATGGAAATCTTTACATGTTTCTGGTTCAACTATTAAGTTGGGTGGAATGTCAATTAAAAAACCGGCATCATTCACAGCATTGCAAGTACTTAGTGTTGTTCTCGGTACAGACGAACAAGTTACTAATGGTCAAGGTTGCATATTATCAACTGATGCAGTCGGTAATCTTACAGGAAGTGGAGTAAATAGTTTACTTTCTAGAACAGGCGGAACAATGACTGGCGCATTAACTTTATTACCTTCAGATCCTACTGATGATAATTATGCCGCTAGAAAAAAATATGTAGACAAGAAAGCATTTATCTTTGGTCTCATCCTATAATAGTTAATTCTTAATACTAATAAATACATATAATATCAGGATTAAGAACTATGGCTTTATCAAACACTACAGTTGCAACAACTTCAACCGGAACACTTCTGTTAGGACCAATTCCTTCAGGAAAAACTTATGCAGTAGTTGTAATGTTTTTTACAAATTCAAGTGCTTTGGCAGAAACGCTATCCGTTTATGCTTATCCAGACGCATCAGCATTAGCAGAAACATCAGCAGATGATAAAAATTTTTTAATAAAAGATTTATCTATAGACGGAGGTGATACATTTACCTTTAATGCTGAAAAATTACTAATAGATGAAAATGATAGCATAATTGCAGTAAGCAGTGGCGGAAATATCCAAGCAGTTTTATCGTATACGGAGATTTAATAAATGGCTACCTTTGTTAAAAAAGGCAAAACCATTCGATTTGGAGATCCGATTGGTGTTAATTTTGTACAGAGCGACGGGAATTTTGCCTCTGACAGCGATGCAACAGTACGACATTTTATATTACGAGGTGTTACAACAAATGCTACAGAAACAGAAATTTTTGTAGGTAATAACTCTAATTCTAGAATGAATCTTATAACAGATTCAACTTGGTTTTTTGAAGTTGATATTGTTGCTCGTCGAACAGACCAAGATGCATCTGCATGTTGGAGATTTACTGGTGCTATAGATAACAATGCAGGTACAACTGCCGTTGCAGGATCTATACAAAAAGAAGAATTTGCTAATGATTCAACATATGACACAACAGTTGAAGCAGACAATACAAATGATGCTTTAATTATAAAAGTAACAGGTGTAGGAACTGATAATATTCGTTGGGTAGGACATTGTAAAACAGTACAGGTGATAGGATGATTTATGTAGGCAAAGTAAAAGATGAATTTGCAGACGATGATTTAATTACAGAATTTGATTTGCAAAATGCAAACTATTTTTCTAATATTAAAATTTTGTCGTGGGAATGTGAAGACGATGATCCTGTTTTAACAAATATTGAAAATAAATTAAAATATTATCATGAAGATATTGAATATAAAGCAACATTTTATTCTGTTGAAGAAGAAGGTCCGGCAGGAGATCAATCCGAAATTCCTACAGAAACAATTGAGGCAAACTATACAACCCAATCTACATCATATGGTGCAAATTATTACTGGCAACTAGAGCAAATTCAAAAAAGAGATTTAACAACTACAAATTATCATAATTATGTTTATGATGAAGATGGAACTAACGTTGATGTTTATGTTATAGATACTGGTATTAATCATAGTCATTTACATTTAGGTGATGCTACTAGATCTTTTGAAATGCCTACAGGCCATTATGATCCTACAAATTATGGATTTTCAAATAATAACGATGATCATAGTCACGGAACTTATTGTTCTTTATGTGTAGGCGGACGACATGATAATAGTCAAGGTGGTGGGTATGGTCCTGGTGTTGCTAAAGGCGTTCAATTTTATGCTTTAAAAGTATTAAACTCTTCTGGATCTGGATCAGGTACTACAATTGCCGCCGCTATTGATGGAGTTGTATCACATCACAATGCAAAAACAGCAACCGCAACAATGTATGTGAGGATAGCCAGTAGCAAATATTATATTAATGATGTTTTATCTAAATCATTTAATTTATTTCCTGGCATGACTTATAAATTTGATACATCCGACTCTACTATGTTAGGACATCCTTTAAAGTTTTCTACAACACCTGACGGAACACACGGTGGTGGTGCTGAATATCTAGACGGCGGAAACGTAACCTATAGCGGAACTCCAGGATTATCGGGAGCCTACACACAAATAGTAGTTACATCAAGTACAGCAGTAACATTATATTATTATTGTGGTAATCATTCAGGATATGGGGGTACAGGTGCAGTTACGGTTAAGACTACCCATCCTACAGTAAATAAAAAACCTTCGATTATCAATATTAGTATAGGACACGGAATACCAACAACAGTAGCCAAATATATTAATGTAGATACAGCAGGAACCGCATCAGGCGATATTATTGAAGACGCTCTTAAAACTGCAACCCATGTAGGTGTCCATGTAGTCAATTCTGCAGGTAATGGGTATGATGATAATGATGGAAATACTCGAGGTCCGTTAAAAACAGAATATAATATTGGCACTATTGGTTTAGCATATCCTAGTGAAACTACTAATCCTGATGCTGGCCAAGGATTCCCTATTATAGTAGGGGCAACTACAGACAATACAGGTTCGGGTTCGGCTAATTTATCTTGGGGCACTGGATATAATAATAATATATCCCCTACCTCAGGACGACAACACCAAGCACATAATGCAACAGCAATGGCATATTTTTCAAATTATGGGAGAGCAAATACAATAAATGCTCCCGGAAGATATGTTAAAGTTCCACATTGGAACACTTTTACTAATGGTAATAGTTGGCCAATAAGCAGTATAAGTGGTACTAGTTTTTCTTGTCCAATTACAGCAGGGTTAGTTGCACAATACGTAGGATTACATCCTGAAGCCACCTCATTAGAAGTTAAGGATTGGCTTAAATCTGTAGCATCAACAGATATAAATGGTACTGGTATTACCGACTTAGAAACTGAAGTTGATTTAATAGTAAATCCAATAACAACTGCCGCTGGCGCCGGAACACATCCTGGTACAGGAACTAATACTGCTCAAGTCTCATTACAACCAAACCACGGTATAACATTAAGTGATTATATTCAATTGCGCGGAGTAGTAGGTACAGGAGGCCTTATAGGTGGAGTACCTGAGAATAGTTTTAATGGATGGCATAAAGTAGTTAATATTGCTGGTGATTTGGTTGATATTGCATTATTAGATATTAGCGGAAATGCGGTATCTCCGTCATCAGCAGAAATAGGTGGCGGAACTGGTGTCAAGTTTCTTGCTCTAATGCAAAGTGGAGCAGATACACATGATTATACTGAAGGAGTTATTTGGGAAACAGATAATCTAGAATTAAAAACCCAAAGCGGCGGATCAACAGGATTATATTGGCCAGAAGCTGTAAACGCAACTTATCAACAAGGAGTATGTCCTCCAGGAGTATTTATTTACCCAACTCCAAATAGACATTTGTTTACACCGTATCAAGAATATACAACAACATGGACAGAAGGAAACACAACAACTGGAACATTTGGTTTAACTGCGGTTACTGAAGGAGCATCTGTTAGTGTAGATTTATCTGGTTCAATGGAAACCGGACATAATAGTGAACGGCCGTTCACTGAAACATATAGTGTTACTGCTGGTTCTTTACCGGCAGGACTAACATTAAATGCTAGTAACGGAATGTTAACAGGAACTGCTCCATCCTTAACAGAAAATGCAAGTTATGAATGGTCAGTACAAATTACAAATGGATATGGAATTGAAACTAAAAAATATCAAATGACAGTATTAGAATCAACAACACCTACACCTGTTGTTTCATCAGCAGGTGGTATTTCATTAACAGATGGTATTACTGTAAGTATAACATAAGGAATTTAAATTGTCAACCAAAATTTTCATTAAACATAGCGATGGACTTATTACAACGGAATCTGGCGGTTTAAATTTAGAAATGAAAGATTTAGGCTCTGCTCCTAGTACAACTACAGATAAAGTTTATAATGTAGGTGGCACTTTATTTTGGAATGGATCTGCGTTAACTGTAGCAGGCGGATCAGTAATAGGAACGCCTACAGATGGATCTTGGGGAGACGGAGCATTAGTAGGTAAAGACGAAGCATATGATAGTCATACTCCAGTTACTGGTATATCAGCAACAGATACAGTACCTGATGTAGTAGATAATATAAATGAATTAATACATAATGTTTATAAAACAAATTATGTAAGACATGCTAAGTTTACAGCAAATACCGTAGCTGGTCCGGCAACACTTACAACAACTTTTACTGTAGACTCTGACGTTTATACTGGATATAATGCAAATTCATATGAATGGGACTTTGGTGATGGGGGAACTATTACAACAACAAACCCAAGTTATCAATATGCTTATACTGGTACTGCGGGTGGTTTGTTTGATGTTACTTTAACAGCAAGAAACACAAATGCTATAGCTGGTACTACAGGCAGTTACGCAACATTTAAACGAACAGGCTACATAATAGTTTATACTCCTGCACCTGTGGCCCTTTTTAAATATTCTTATAATCAAGCCACTGGTTCTGTTAGTCCTACTTCACATACTACAACACCAGCATATATTGATGAAACATCTGTAGGTAGCGGAACTACTAATAATGTAACATTTGATGTTACTACTTCGACTAACACAACCCATTGGATGATTGATTTTGGTGATGGATCAACCTATCCAGCAAATGCTGTTTCTTCTGAAACTGATCCTGATATAATTACAGGAGTAGGTAGTACGGCATGGGAAGTATATTCAACTACAAAAACAACAACACATCCATATGCAATTACAACACAGGATCTTGAAAAAAATGCTGTTCTACATGTGTTTAGTTTAACTGCTGGTGCCTCTGGTGCTAAAGACACCTCGTCAGCATTAAGTATAAGAATAATGAAAGATTACACAGGATTGATTTCAT